CGCCGGGTGCTGCCGGCGCGGCCGCGCCGGGTGGTGGTGGGGGCGCAGCGCCCGGCGCCGGCCCATCCAGGTCGGGGTAGCGCCGGCGTCGGCTCTCGTCGGCGGTGATCACCCCGGCCGCGATGTCGGCCTGCTCGGTCGCCGCCTCGACCGCCCGATCGCCGCCCTCGCCAAAGTCCCAGAACCATTCGAGCTGCGGCTGGTCAAGATACTGTGGGCTTTGCAAAATAGGGTCAAAGATCAGCTGCTTCAGCCACACCGTCAGCGGCCCCAGCCCGCGCCGGTAGGTGATCTGCTCCTGCCCCTCGGATGTCGCCTTGTTGACATCGGCCGTGAAGCCGATCTCGGAGGGCGGCACGCCGAACGCGGCGCACGTGATTTTCAGCATCCATTCGTCCAGACCTGACTCGTAGCGCCCGCCGTCCGAGAGCTGATTGAGCGGGATCAGCGTGCCGGCCCACGGCAGAAACACGATCCGCTGCTGCGCCAGCTGATCGCCTTGCAGCTTGGCGTTCCACCACTGCTCGAACGCGGCCACCTGCTCGGGCTGCATGAGGCCATCGGGCGGGCTCAGGATGCCGGCCGGGATGTTGCTGTCGGTAAAGTGCGCCAGATCGAACGACTGTTTGCGCAGCGCGGTGTTGACCCTGAGGATGATCCACTCGGTGGGTGGGAAGCCGTAGGGCGTGAAGCTGCGCACCCAGCGCGGCGCGTAGATTAGTTCGCTGGCCGAGAACTCCTTGAAGTCATCGTCGTTCGTATCGGGGGCGGGCCGCTCGTAGTTTGACCAGGGCGTGCCATACAGAATCTGCTGGTACGCGGCGGTCTGCCCGCGCGCATCCAGCAGCGGCTTAATCGAGCTGCCGTCGATGTACTCCACCCCCCACAGGCCGCCGCCGCGATCCATGTGCGGGTAGATGGTCAAGGCGTCCAAGCTGAACAGATCGTACAGGAGCGATCCCAGCCAGGATGGGTAGGGCGTCGTGCGATCGGGCTTTTGCCACCAGACCTCGAGCGCGTCGCACACGCTCTGCTCTGCAGCCTGCTGCTTCTTGTCCTTCGCGCGGACGTGCCACTTGAGCCCCTGCAATTCCTCGATCCGGGTCGCGATGCACAGCGCGGCCACGTCGTACATGGCGGCCAGGCTGCGCAGCTGCTCGAAGGGCGTGAGATTGCCGTACTCGCGGCGCGGGGTCAGCTGCGTATTCCAGCTCACCGGGTACTGATACTGGCGCGGCTGCAATTGATCGATCGTCGGCACGGTCGGTTGCAGGGGGATGCCCGGCCCGAACGCGCGCGACTGGAGCAGCTGCGTGCCCAGGAAGCGATCGGCCAGGCGCGCGACGGTGTAGCTCAAATCGATCGGCTGTGTGCCGGCGGGAATGGTCGGCATTATGCGGTCTCTTTCTGCGGCAGTGCGGCGCTGTAGCGACGAATCCAATCAGACGCATTCACGCTGCCCAGCAGCGGCGCGAGGAGCGCAATAATCAGCGCGTCGGCACGATCGGGGCTATGTCCAACCCGCTCGATAATCGCATCTTTGTCTTCGACCTGTACGCCGCGTGCGGTCAACATCCAGCGCGGGGTTTTGAGTTCCGTCGCCAGCGCATCATCATCGGGCAGCGCCAGCGGGTCAGCGTGCGTGGGGTCAAGCAGTTCGCGCGCCAGCCAGTAGCCATAGGCGCGCAGATTCACAAAGCGCAGCTTGGTGGTGCGATCGGTGAACGGCGCGTCCGTCCACGGATTCCGAGCAGCCGCAGCAAAGTTCACCGCGACCGCCGACACGCCCGATCCCGCCAGGCTATCAAACGCCGACGCGCCGACGCCAATCACGTCGACGCCGGTTGGCGCACCACTCAGCGCATCCGGCAGCACCAAGCTTGCGGCGCTCGCGCCCGTCGGCGTCTGCATGCCCGGCACGGACTGGAGTGGCGCTAGCCATGATCCGTAGAGCCGCGCCGCGACCGTCGCATCCTGTCCACCGCGCGCCACGTCCAGGCCCACGCCGCTGCATGGCCCGTGCTTACCATCCGGCTGCCAGCGCGCCCGTGCCAGTGCGATCCATTCGGTCGGGATAATCTGCCATGGGTTATCCACCCGCGCGGCGGTGTAGTCACCCATCAGGATCGAGCGTAGCGGCTCAGGCAGCGCCGCGATCGTATCGGCGTAGCCCGCCGCGATCAGATACGGGTTATCGGCCAGTCGCGCCGGAATGAAGGTGCGGGTCTTCGACTGCGGTGTGCCGAGCGGCACCTCTCCATCCTTGCCTTCGATTGTGGTGAACGCGCGCAACTCGCCAGGCAGCGCACGCGCGCCGCGATAGTCCGGATCGAGCCAGGGCGCAAAATACCGAATGACCCAGGCGCCGGCGTCATCCATCGGCGGGTTGAAGGTCAGGAGTACCTGGCTGCGTTGGCCGGGCCGCGCGCTGCGGTTCCATGCGGTCACAAAGCGCACCTGACTCTCGCTAAATTCGGTCGCCTCGTCGAAGCCATGAAAATCCGCCGCGCGGCCCTGGTAGGCTTTCTTGTCGTCCTCACGGTGGATGTGACCAAACTCGATCGTGCGCCCGTCGGCGAGTCGCCACAGATGCGTGGACTCGTTAAAGCTGTCTTTCGCGTGATCATCGTCAATCGCAAACAGTTCGCGCGACCGCTCGATAATCGCCCGCACGCGCGGAAACTCGCGTCGGAAGATGAGCGACCGTCGGTGCTGCAATGCCGCCATGCCGAGTAAAAGATCGGTCTTCCCGCCGCCGGCCGCGCCGCCATACCCCACCGTATCGGCCATGCTCTCAAGCGCAAGCGTCTGCGGCCCCGGCAGCGGTCTCCACGCGCGCGCAAGGTCAGCTCTCGGGGCTGTCGCCGCCGTCTGGTCGTCGAACGAAAAGGGCAAGGATGCCTGCGGCAGTACGATCGAGGTAGTCCCCCAGCTCTGCCACACCGTCCGCGCTTTGGCTGTTAAGCCATCCGGTTGTTGTATGCTGTGCCAGCCGTTCACTTGCTTCCAGTTTCGCGATAAGCAGGCGATACATCAGATCGTGTATCCGCCGCTGATAGTCCTCAATGCTCGGGTGGCGAATCGGTTGCACAACCACGGTGTTAGGCGGTTGCATTGTCGGTTGCAGATCGCCGGCGATCCGCGTCTTCCATGCCTTCACCGTCTGCCGATTCAGCCCGTAGCGCGCTGCAACCACCGCCGGCTGCTCGCCACTCAACAGATCGGCCAGCGCCGCCGCCTTGATCGTCGGGTCGGTCGTATCGCGCGGCATGGGTCAGACCTTGATAATCCCAAACAGGATGATGTAGCAGAAACAGGCGTACACCCACGCCCTGGCCAGCCATGCGCGCACCGGCCACGGCCCGCCCGCGCCCGCGATTAAGAGCTCGACCGCGCTAACGACCAGGCCGAACACCAGCGCGATCAGCACCGGGCCAATGATTGTGAGTTGCATCGCGTTACCTCCCTCCAAAAAACCACCAGAGAATGCTCCCGGCCAGATACCAGATCGCGACCCAGCAGACCGCGCCAAGCGCGATGATGATGATGTGCGGCCTGCGGAGCCTCACGACGACGCCGCGGCGTAGCGCCCGCGCTCGACCCTGATGACCTGGCCATCCTGCACGAGCCGGTAGATCGTTGTACGGGTCACGTTCGCATTGACCTGGTGCTCAGCCCACATATAGCGAATGATCTTGGTCACCGTGCGCTCACCCGCCGCGCGCCGCAGATACGCGACGATCAGATCGCGCACGGCGTAGCGCGCGGTCATAGCGGCCGCGCATAGCTGGCCGGGATAAACCCGATGCCGGGCGGGTCGGTCGTATTCGGCGCGACATGCAACCAGCCATCCTGCTGTTGTCCGATGTTCACGACTGCCCCCGGCGCGAGCGTGGTCATACCGTTGTCCGGCCCACTGGCCAGCGGGCTATCGGGGTCAGGAGCCGTGAACACGGCGCATGGCGCGACGATGCGCAGCTGCGAATACACCGTCTGGTAGGACTTCTGCAGGATCGGAATCGCGTACTGCGGCGTGATGACCGCGCCCGGGCACTCCGGTTTGTTGTAGTCGTTGTGAAAGCTGATCTGATGATCGTGGAGATCGGGCCGGTTGGCGGGCGCGCTGTGGTACACAATCTCGAAATTCTTCAGCCGATCGCGGAGCGATTGAACAGCTATTTGCAAGAGCTTCTGCATGCTGTCCGGCCAGCCGTTGTGTTGAAAGTAGCCGATCGTCTCGATCCCGATCGAGTAGTGCAGCTTGCCCTGCGCATCGTGGTAGCTGTTGCCCGCTTTCGCGTGGGTGCCCACCTCGTACATCGGCGTGAACAGCCAGATCCAGCGCTCGTCGATAAACAGGTGCGGCCCGGTCGTCCAGCCGAGTGAGACGTAGTAGTTTTTGATGTTATCGAGCTGCGGCTTCCGTTTGGCTTTGATCTGCTCACTACTCAGCCCGGCCTCGTTGCGATCCCACTTGGTGCCCGGATCGCCGCTCAGCGGCGCCCACGAGGCGTCGGGGTTGGCGCTGTTGTGGATGACCACAAACGACGGCGGCACGCTGCCGAAGTCGTAGGTCTGGACGTAGTCAATGAATTCCTGGCCGGTCTTGGCCTGGCCGATGTAGGCGAATGCGGACATCCCCTTATTCCCCCACGGCGCGCGCGCTGAGCGGCGCCACCCATACATTCCACGCATACACGCGCACGGTCGAGTAGCCAAACCCGAGGCGCTTGGCAATCGCGTAATAACTCAGCCCCTGCTCACGCAGCACGCGCATCGTGCGCGCATCCTCCGCTGTGACCTTGCGGTAGCGCTTCCCCACGAACGTGGGTGGGCGGGCCGGCTCAGGTGGCGCTTCGTCCGTGGCCGGGTCAAACGGCGCAACCTCGACGCCAAGCAGCCGCGCCTCCAGGCGCAAACAGCGGTCGAGCAGATACTGGCGCTCGGTCATAGCCACCTGCCGATCAGCTGCGCCAGCAGCAGAATGGTCATGGCTCCCAGCCAGAGATTGAGGTACAGTTGGCGCCGCCCGCGCTCGCCGCGATCGACGGTCAGCCACTCCTCGATGTGCGTCACGCGCTGCACCAGATTGGTCATCACGTTGAGATTCAAGTCGGCCTGGTCGTAGCGCCGGAGGAGCTTGCGCGTGCTGTCGTCGATATTGCCGTCGGCGACCGCGCCGACGATGCCGACCTCGCGCCGCAGATCCTCGCGCTCGTTCAGCAGCTCGACGGGGGCGTGCATGTCGCCGGCGCTGGCGATCTGGATCTCGATATGTTCCAGCCGCCGGATCTTCGCCTGGCGAATCTTGGCTAAGGCCTCGTCACGCATCACGCGCCCGCCTCATGCTCCATGTCCAGCAGCGCCTCGACCTCCGGCCAGCGTTCGCGCATGCGCGCTATCGTGTGCTTGATGTTGGCGATGTCGGCGCTCACGTTGGCCAGCAGCGGCGCTGAAACGTCAAAGGATTCTTGCAGCGTGCGCAGATCGGCCGCCAGCGCAGCGTCGATCGCATCCAATCTCGCCTGCATGCTGTCCTCAATCTGGACGATCGCATGCTGCAACCGGGTGGTCTTGTCTTCGCTGGCCTTGAGGATGCGCATAATCAGCAGATCGAGCGCGCTGTCGGGCGCGCCGAGCGCGCGCAGCTCATCGATCGAGCTGCGAATCTCAAGCGGCAGAAATTGCGCGTTGTGCGACATGCGGGTGGACTCGGGGCGCCGGAGGTGTGGTGTAATCAGTTTACCATAACGGTCAACATGTTTGTGCTAGAATAGTGCGCAATCAGGCCGGGCGTGCGTCGGAGGTGTGGTGACCCAGGCGTAGGCCCGGCCTGTGTCATGCAAACAAAGACCATGGTTCTTGATAAGAGAACCATGGTCTTTGTCATTCGTTCGGGCGGCCCAGCTGGCCCGTGGCGACGATCGGAGGCAGCTCTTTGCGTCCAAGACTGAGGCATGGATCGTGCTGCCGAGCACCATGCCGCACACCCGATCGCGATCGTCGCGCCGCCCCACATGCTTGTGGGTATTGACGCCAAGGGGAGGAGTCGAACCTCCGACCTACACAGGGACGATACCCGTCATGCTGCTCTGGCCTCTGAGCTACCTTGACCTGTCGGCGGGGCGTCTGGTCTGCCCCGCGCCGCAAGGATAGCACAGCCGTGCGCCGTGGTCAAGGTTGCTGAGCGCCGGATAGCCGCGCAGGCCTGGAGCCAGCGGCGGGCGCGCTCGCGGCGGGCGCCGGATCGAGTGCCAGCTTATAATCCAATAAGCCACCTAATCAAATCGTAAGCCAGTGTCGACAGAATAGGAACGATAAAAACGACGACAAAGCCCCATAACCATACTCGACGCCGACGGTACTTCTGTTCGTGTTCGCGTCCAGTACGAAACTCAATACTAGGCCATAGATCGTAGAATTGATAAAGAAAGAAAGCCGCTGGAAATATTCCGAACAGCATCGCCCCTAAGAAAGTAATGAATGAGAGCGAACGCTGATCTATTTGCTGCCGTGGCGTAGGCAGCGACCAGCTACCTGTGATGACAAAAACCAGAAGAGAAAGCGCGAGACGTCCGAATCCATATGCTAATATGAGTGCAATTGGCCAGGCAAACCATCGCGGCCAGCGTGATTGTCTTTCCCAATGGGCTATCATATTCTCAAAACGGCCCATGACACCATTAACCCAAGTACGGTCATAGCTCTCAATGCGAATATCTGAACCGCTATAATCCCCTTGACGTATATCGATTCTTATCCATCCAGCGATAGTCATATCATCTGAGCTAAACCAATCGATGTGGACATGCTGAATTTGGTGGGTGTCGACGATTTGTGAGGGGGCAAAAATAGCCGCCGAGCTGCTTTCATAACTAGCGCCATCCATGGTATCAATCGCGTATTTCGGCGCAGTTGTTTTCGCAGGATCGAGTGTATTTCTCTGCTCCTCAATAATCTCAACCAACTCACGAAGATTTTCGGAGGAAATAATGAGGTGATGCAGAGGGCGTCGCCGTACTTCTTTCACCCGGCTACTTCGCTCCAGTTTAAGTTGCTGCCGAGCCGTACTTTGCTCGACCCATTGAGACAATTCATCATCTACCACCTTGGGAAGCGCAGGCACAGGAGGATCCGATAAGGGTAGTGCGGAAAGTGCTGGCTCTTGTTGGTTTATCATAACTGGATCGGCATGCGCCGGCATTTCGTCAGTGTCTGGTTTCTGCGCTTCTGCTGGTTGAGCGTTTGCGTCTTCGGGGACAGTCATAGCTTGCTCCCTGCCGCGCCGCGCTTGCTTCCACGCACGCAGGGTGCTAGAATAGCAACGCGCGCACGCGCAACAATTAGGTACAGAGAAGCGCACCCTGCCTGCAAGCGAGGGGTGCGTTTTTCGTTGGCGCTATTCTAGCATACCTAATCCGACAGGTGGTAAAAGCGCGACGCCGGCGGACGCAAGACCGCCGCGACCCATGGTGCGGATCGCGGCGGTTCCGACTGCGTGCGTGCGTGCGGTGCAGCTATTGTAGCACAGCCATCATCTGTCATCCGTCATCCGTCATCCGTCATCGTGTCCTGCGCGCTCTTCCAGCAGCGCGATCTGCATCGCGACTGCGCGCCACGGTTCATCCTCACGCAGCACGGCCTCGGCGATGCCCGCCGACTGCGCGAGCGCCGCCAGGCGCTCGCTGCGGCCTGCGGAGCGGCGCTCGCGGGCGATGTAGGCGCGCACGTCGTCGACCAGGAAGCGGATCTTTGTTTGCAGGCGAAACGCCGCAAGCTCGGCCTGCTCCGCGCGTGTCTGCCAATGGTCGCTCATCGCTTCACGCCGCCCGCGTGCGCGCCGTTCTGTGGCGCTTCCGAGGCCGGCCAATCGAAGCGGAGCGAGCAATAGCCCTTCTGGTTGACCTGCTCACCTGGCACGCCGGTCGCTTTGGACTTGCAGCCCCAGAAGCCCGGCAGATCCCCGCGCGCCTCCACCCAGCGCAGCGGCAGCGGCTGGCCGTCGAAGCGCGTGTGGTGGGTGCAGCACGGATCGCCGTCCTGATTAATCAGCGGTTTCGTCAGCGGCTTCTGCGGTGGCTTCCCACCACCGAAGGAAGGTCGCTTGGGTGCGCTGTAGCCGCGCTTCGTGAGCGCGCGTGAGACCAGCTCGATGCGGTCGATCGTCTCTTTCGTGGTGGTCGCGTAGATTGTCCAGGTGAAGCCGTTGATTTCGACCTGGCAGCTGGGGATGCAGGGCTCAGAGAGTTCGCTCATCGTCGTTTCGCTTTCGTTGTTGAGTTGATTGTACTACGTTAATCGTTCGGGTTCTCAATCGGTTCGATCGGGCCGATCGGGCCGTTGCCAATCGGGGCGGTCTCGGTTGGCGGGGTGTCGTCCATCGGTCGGTTCCTTTCAGCTGGCTTATTGGTCGCTTTCCTGTGCGTGATAGGCGCTCCACTCGTCAATCCGGCGTTCGGCCTGGTACTCGTGTCGCGCTGATGCAAGCGGGTCGACCGCGAGAGGCGGCGGCAGCAGTGTTTCGACAAGATCGGTTAATGTGTTGAGCGCGATCAGTATCTGTCCGATCTGCGTCGGCGTGACCGTTGTCGAATAGTCAGCGCGATCGAGTAATTCACGGATAGCGGCGATCTGGTTGCGTTGCATACATTGGCCTCACTTTCTTCCTGTTGTCATCATTTCGATTATTGTAGATAGCGCTAAAGTATTATCGATGCCACTTACGCCGCGAAACCATCACAGCAGATCATCGTCAATCCCCGCCGGCGCGGGAATGCGCCGCACCCGCCACTCCTGCTGGATCTTCATCTCGATCCAGTCCATGCGGCCGAGCTCGATCGCGGGCAGCACGGCATCGTCCAAGTCCATCACCAGCTGCTCGACAGGAGGCGGGATCGGCAGCGCTCTGGGCTTGCGACCTTTCGCTGCGCAGCAGGCCGGGCAGTAGAGGCTGGTCTTCTTGGTCTTCTTGATCAGCTTCTCGGTGGCGAGACACGCCGGCCAGTGGTACAGCTCGAAGACCAGACCCTGTTTCAGCGCGGCCGCCACCAGCTTGGCGCCCTTGCCGGCCAGCTGCTTGGCGATCCGCGCGTCCAAGTCCTCTGCGAAGCCGCAGTAGTGCGAGGCCTGCGCGCGGGCGTTCGCAAGGTTGCCCAGCGGCGCGGTAAAGTGAAAGATGTACAGGTGGCCCTGCGTGCTGGCGTTCCACGGCCACATCTACGCGGCCTCGCGGTAGACGCGCGCCCGCGTCTCGCTGATCTTCCGGGAGAGGCGCTGCGCGGCTTCGTCGTTGGCCAGCGTCTCCAGCTCGGCCGCGCGCTCCAAGATATTGACCAGCATATGGTGCCAGCAGAGCGCGCCCTTCTGGCCGGCCTCGCAGCTGCACACCACGATCCCGCCCTGCTTGGTCAGCCGATGCACAAGCGCGCCCGGCCGGCTGGCGCTTGCCAGCAAATAGGCCTGGCCGCTGATCGTCGGGCGCACGCCCTGCACAAAGTACGACTCGGCCTTGTTCAGCGCGTTCAGCTGCCGCCGCCAGAAGGCCACTTCCTCTTTGTCCTGGGGCTGCTGCTGCTGAGCTGCCGTCAGCAGACTGGTCACGTCGGCGAGCAGCTCCGCAAAGGCGGCGGTGGCGAAGGTATCCAGGGGGAGGGTGGTGAGGGTGTGCATTGGGCTAGTCCTCCTGATTGAAGTAGCTCAGCTCCAAGACCCGCTTGCTCTCAGCGAACCGACCCAAGAGCGCCAGCTCGCCGGCCCGCTCCAGCGCGTTCGCCTTCAGCGTCGCCAGCGTCGCCGCCCGGCTGGCCTGGCTGGCCTCGAAGCGCTGGGCCTCGTGCTGGCTCTGGATGCGGGCGATGGTGTTGTGCTGCTGGGTGGTCATTGCGGTACTCTCTGGTTATCTCTAATTCGTTCCGTTGACAGTAGTATACACCCGTTACCACACAAAGTCAAGCATTCTATCGTAAAATGACGATATTGTCATTGACAACTAGAGTTGATTAGTGTATGCTGGCGTCAATCTGAAAAGAGGAGGATGCCGATGGAACTAGAGTACTTCACCATCCCCGAGGTCGCGAAGAAGCTGAAGGTTACGCGGGCCGCCGTGTACAAGTGGATTCGCGAGGGGAAGATCGAGACGGTTGCGGTAGGCTCTGATCAGCGCATCACCAGCGCGGCGATCGAGGCGTTCATTAAGTCAAGCACCGAGTCGCGCCAAGCCAAAGATGCAGCTAAAATGGACACGCAAATAGACCACCTGGCCGTGCAGCCGATGTTTTAGCAACTGCATGGCCAGGTGGTCTATTTTGCTGGTTTCGCGTCCATCCGCCAAGATACCCGCGAAACCGACCGGCCATCCCATCCTCTTCGCAGCATGCTCAGAGAGTAGTTAGGCCATCTATGAAAGTGAGGTTAATGCGCTGTACCTGCGTCGCGCGGCAGGGCTACGTCTTTCTGTGATTGCTGAACATGCGGCAATGGCGGCGCATCGGACTGCAACACCTGCGGCGTATTCAAGATGTGGACGAGCGGGATGTTTGCATAGTAAATCGCCCGATCGACGCTGATATACCCCGTGAGACCAATAACCTGCACTTCGCTGACATACCGACCCGCCTGAACGATGATGTCGAACTGGTCATAGTTATGGCCGCTGTCCGTGAAGGTGCGGCGGAACCCGACGATTGGACAGCATGGCGCACTGATGTTAAACGGGCGATAGTCAGGGTGATCGTTGAGTATCTTCGCGATGGTGTACTGAAAGCCTTGTGATGCGCCCTCAATGGTGAGGTAGCGAAAGACCTGGTTGCTAACAACAATGGCATCGCTGTATCGATAGTCAAGTGACGTGTAGTCCGCAATCCAGCTTGTTTCACGTCCCTGTTGCTGGAATGCTAATGCTGCGGCATTTGGGTCTGCGTAGTTCTTCGCAGCGTCGGCATTCGTCAGTTCTTTGAAGGTTTCTTGCGTATACCCTGATTTCATCTCCGCGAGCTGGATAACGAGCGTGCTGATCGGCGGCGGCACTGGCGTTGGCGGCGGGATGCGCACAACGGGAAGATAGACACAGCGATCGGTCGTGCAATCCGGTGCGGCCAGCGCGACGCCGACAACCGCGCAGAGTAGCGCGGCGCCAATACCCAGGACGATCCAACGGCGCATCGTTATCTTTCACGAACCGAACTAATCCGACGAATGGCGCTGAAGACCAGCGACCTAGCGTGCACGTTGACAACCGAATATAAACTTATTGTAATAGCTAATCTGTGCGACACATCGTCGCACTGTCCGATTCCCTGACAGGACTCGCCCGCATGTTCTGTCAGGAACATCCCGCCGGCGGCGGTCGATCTACGATGGCCTGTCGCACGACCCTGCGGGTGCGAATCCGGCCGTGTCGGCCAAACGTCCGCATGGGCCATGGGAGCGGATGCAGCGCGAGCGAGAATCAGCATTCGCGCCCGTGAGTCAGGCCGAATTACACGAAAAATGGAGCGAGAGACGGGATACCGACTCGATCGCTCCATGTGACCCAAAACCGGTGTAAAGGCTTACAGGAGCCTGCTCGGCAGCAGGTCGATCGCCTTTTGCTTATCGCGAATATCCACGGATAAGTAAATCTGCGTTGTCGCCAGCGAGGTGTGCCCAAGCAGCTGCTGAATCGTCCGCAAGTCCGCGCCCGCGCGCAGCAGCAGCGTGGCGAAGGTGTGGCGCAGATCGTGCGCCGAAATGTGTAGTCCCGCCTCACGCACCCAGCCGCCCGCTTCAAACATCTTCGCTAAGGTCTTGCCGCTGATCTTGTCGCCGTGCCGCCCGCCGGCGACATAGCCCACGCGCTCATCGAGTGGCACCATCGCGAGCGCAGCGACCACCCGATCGTGGAGTCCGACCGCGCGACTCTTCCGCCCCTTGCCGTACCGAATAAGCAGCAGTCGCGCCTCCAGATCGACATCGTCCCATGCGACGTTGACGGTTTCTGACAGGCGCGTCCCGGCGTAGAGCATCAGCAAGATGCCGCGCCGCTCGCGTGCGCGCACCCAGCGCGTTTCTTTGTTCAGAATGGGCAGCGGCCTGCTCAGCAGCTTTTCCAGCGTGCGCTGCTCATCAGAGGACAGCACGCGCGGCAGGCTCTGCCCACGTTTGGGCCACACGAAATCCAGCGTCGGATCGTCGGCGCGTAGGCCGGCGCGGATCGCCCAGCGGCAGTAGCTTCTGATGGCTGACAAATCCTTGCCGATCGTCGCAGCGTCCAGATGGCGCCGATGGATCTGGTAGCCCAGCAGCCGATCGGCCTGGATTTGTCCGATCGTTGCATCTTCCCCCAACCAGCCGATGAAGGTCTTCATCGATCGCACGTAGGTATCCACCGTGCGACTACTCAGCTTGCGCGCAGCCAATCCAATCGCAAAGCTTGCAAGCGTGCCCGCGATGACTGGCGACACGGCCAGCCGTGTTTCGATCCCTGGCTTTGTCTCTACAGCGCCCACAACAATCCTCCCACCTGCCACGACAGCATCTCTGTCATGGCAATAACGTTCAACGACGGGCGATTGGGATGCACTTTTCTTGGTACAGCCCAGCCGCGCGGGGTGGAGCGCCCTGCGAGAAAGTGAGGATCCATGAAGTGGTGATCTGAAAACCATCGAAAACGGGGTGGGGATCGTACGCAATCCCCACCCCATCACCCCGAAGAAATGGAGTGGACATGGAACATCTTACCACAACACCCGACGTGCGCGATCTGGACTGCCTGTATCTCGCCACGATCGGCGGCGTGGACTACTTTGAAACGCGCCAGATCGTGAAAATGGACAATGGCGTGCGCAGCGTGGTCGGCGTGAGTAGCGCCTGGCCACTGATCCAGCGCGACGCGCGGATAGCTGAGCTGACGGCGCTCTTAGTCGCCAGTGAGCGCCGATCGGTTGAGGCCGACTGCCACGTAAGCGAGCTGATCGCGCGCCTCAGCGCCTATGAGGAGCTGTTCGCAGTTTCGCCCAAAGCCGAGCCGATGGCCGCGGCCGCTGCGATTGCCCCCGCGCCTCCGCAGCTGCGGCACGACGACGGCCGCATTCCCTGCGACCACCCCGGCTGCCTCGACTGGGTCCGGCCGCGCGGGCTAGGCCTCCATAAGAAACGGGCGCATGGGGTGGCCGGCGAGATTGGCCATACGTCGGCGGGCGGGCAAAAGAAATGCCCGTACTGCGCGGCGCGGCCGAAGGCGATCGGCCTGGACGCGCACATCAAACGCGCGCACCCGGAACACACGACGGCCGCGGCCGCCCCGATCGCCATCGCGCTGGGTGAGCGACCCTGGGTCTGCGACCACTGCCACGAGTCGACGCACGCCCGGTCGCTGAAAGATCCGGCGCTGTGCATCCGCTGCGTGGTCGCGTCGGCCGACGCGAGTCACACGAACGGCCATCTGGCGGCCGCCTAAGCGCACAGAAGGAGACAGCCAATGACCACGCTTGAAGCGGTATTTCTTGACCGCCTTGAACGCGGCGGCAGCGATATCTTGTATGACATCTACCACGCAGCATACTGCCGCGGCGCCGGACTCCCCGATTACACGCCGCATAGCGATCCGATGCGCCAGCTACTGTGGCTGCTGGAGGATCGCCGGCGCGTCGCCGAGCCGCCCGGATGGCTGCGCGTCCTCTGGAAAGAGGCGGATACGCTCGCGCCGCCGCCGGAAGAAGGGTGGCCCGAATGATGACGACCAACGAGCCGCCCGGCGATGCGCCCGGCGACGATTGCCCTGATCACGGCCCGTATGGGGATGATGAGTGTCCAAAGTGCTGACGCGCCCACGATCGGCGCGATGAGCCGGCCCCGACTGCCGCCCGCTGCCGGCCCCGACCGCCGGCAAAGACCTGGAAAAGCAATCGGCAGCCCAATGCGTTCATGGCGCGGGCTGCCGATCTGAACCCCCTAGGAGATAACCGATGGAAGGATACCACGAACCTACGACGCTGACAAGTAGCGCGCGCCCGCTCAAAGCCTATGAGTTCATCAGCACGCCGCCGATCCAATTGATCTTAGATGCCATCGCCGCGCATTGCAGCGTCGGCGGCACCATCCGGCCAGGCGTGCGCCGACTCGCCGCCTGGGCCAACTACGCCAGCGCCGGGCGGATTAGCCCGCTCCTCGATCAGCTTGCCAGCGATGGCTGGATCTCCTACGATCCGTCAACCGGCCTGATCACGCTCCTCGAAGATCCGAACGGCGGATCGATCACGCCGTGTGATCGCTGGATTGCCGATGAGGCGGACGATGCAGAGTCCGCGCCGATCACGCCGCGTGATCGCGATGAAGCGCACTCTGATGCGGAATACGAATCGATCACGGGCCGTGATCGATCGGCGCCACGCATGGAAGATCATGTCTTAGTAGCAGCAGCAGAGTCTGACTCTGAGTCTGCTGCTGCTAGATATAAATTACCATGCAGCGTCGAAACGATCACCGAGCGTGATCGATCCGCCGCGCTGCTGCTCGCCGAGCTGGGCGCCGACGACGTGATTATCGCCGATGCGCTGGCCGCCCGGCCCGATCTCACCCCGGAACAAATCCGCGCCAGCTGGGCGCATTTTCTCCCGCGCATCAAAGCCCAGCTGTGTACCGCCGGCGCATTCTTCTCGACCATCCGGCGCGGCCAGCTGCATGCCGCCCCGCCCGATCCCCAGCGCCCGCTTGATGTGGCGCGGTACGCCGACGATCCCGCCTACCAGCTGTCTAGCAGCCAGGCGCTAGAGGGCGGCCCCTCGATCCGCGACCGCGCCCTCCGGCTGCTCGGGCCGTGGACGGCTGAGAACCACCAGGCCATGGTGCGCGACACGATGTTTCTGCAGGGCCGGCTCGGGGCCGGCGACACCGATGCGGAGGCGCTCGCCGCGCTGGCCGACTACCGCACGGCGGTGCGCCGATGAAAGCGATCTATCGCAACGAACTGGTCACGATCGTCGCCTACGCGGCCAGAGGCGATCGCAGCCAGATCGCCTACCACGGCATGCTGCGCTGGGTGCGCACGAGCGATCTGGAGGTGCTGCTGTGACCAAACCCAAACAGCCCTGGCGCTGCCAGAAGTGCGGCGGCCTGGGCAAGATCATTCCGCGCGCCAAAGAGCGATCGAAGATCTGCGCCTGGTGCGATGACGAGCTCAGACGCGCCGGCCAGCGCTGGTGCACGAGAGGGCGACACGGATCGGCCGACTGGACGCCGGGCGCAGCCATGTGCCAGACCTGCCAGCACGACTACAACCAGGCCTACCGCGCCGACCCGGCGCATCACGAAAAGGCGATCGAGGAAAGCCGCGCCTACCACGCCGCGCACTACGCGGAGCGGATCGCCGCCAATCGCGCGTACTACCAGGCCCATCGGGCGGAGCTGCTCGACAAGAAGCGCGTGTACTACCAGGAAAAGCGCGAGCTGCTGAAAGCCAAAGCCCGCGCGCATCGGCCGCACATCCCGGCCTGGTCGCGCGAGAAGGCGAGAATGCGGCAGCGAGCGAAGCACCAGATCTACCATCACAACCACAAGCTCAATCAGCGCCGGCGCTGGCTGGCGAGTTTGCGAGGCGCGCTGTGAGCCTGACAAGCCTCTTTCACGAAGCCAAGCTCCAGGCGGCGCGCACTGGGACGGATCGCCCGCTGAATCTCTCAGGCGGCGCGCGGCTGGTCGTGAGGGTTCAGCAGGGGGTTGTGACCCTCACGATCGCGCGGCAAAAGAAGCGCGTCGGCGATCGCGAGCTGATCACCTTCAAAGAGCAGTGCGGCATCCCCGCGAACGCGATCCGCTTTCCGCTGGAGGAACAAGGCCAGCGCACGGCGGATGGTGTGCAATGGTTTTACGTTGCCTACCGCTGGCGCGAAGGAGCCGACCAATGACCGAAACCCGCTCCCATCTCATCCGCCAGTCCGCCGGCGTTACCCGCGTGCTGCGCCTGGTGTGCGCGGACGGCCGCGCGTGGCCGCTGGCCTATGAGGTGCATCCCGACGAGGACATGTGCCGCCTGTGCGGTTGTACCGAAATCTTTGGCTGCCCAGATGGGTGCGCGTGGGCGAACGCGAGCCATACAATCTGTACCAGGTGCCTGGAGAAAGAGCTGTTGCCGTGACTGAATCACCCTACCGCCCTGGACTGCCGCCGATCCCACAGCGGCTCACGCGCCGTCCGATCGAGCGCGGCTACCCGGTGCCCTGGTTCTGCGAACACATCGATGGACATTGGGACTTTCGCATCGTGGACAGCCGCAAGTTCAAGCCGGCTATCCAGCAGCAGCTGTGCTGGATCTGCGGCGGCAAGCTGGGCGGTTACAAAGCCTTTACGATCGGCCCGATGTGCGCGATCAATCGCACGATCAGCGAGCCGCCCAGTCACCGGGAGTGCGCCGAATTTGCGATCCGCGCCTGCCCGTTTCTTAACCAGCGCGAGACGAAGCGCAACGCAGCCAATCTGCCGCACGATTTGGGCCTGAGCGAGCCGGCCGGCTACGGTATCGATCGCCAGCCCGGCGTCTCGCTGCTCTGGGTCACGAAGTCCTACCGCGTGATCCGAGTCGACAATGGCATCCTGTTCAAGATCGGCGATCCGACGGCGGTGGAGTGGTATCGGGAGGGCCGGCCCGCGCTGCGCAGCGAGATTATGGCGTCGATCGACAGTGGTTACCCGATCCTGTTCGAGTCGGCCCAGCTCGACGGCCCAGCGGCGATCCGGGAACTGGAGACCGCGCGCGATCGGGCGCTCACGCTTATTCCACAGGAGCTGCCATGAAACAAAAAGGTCGAAAAGTTCCCGATAGTCCGATCGACCACGCCGCCGCGCTCCGCGATCGGTTGGGCAGAGCGGCATATACACAATGGCAGCGCGAGACGGGCCAGCTGCCCAGTTGGGAACAACTGAGCCGTGCCGAGCACGTTTCTTGGCAGATGATCGGCCAGGCCGTGATGGATGTCATCGTGACCAAAGACGATCGACGCGGCGAGTTTAGCGTATCGTCCATCTACGGCTACGCCAGCCAGAAACCGTATGTCAATGTCGAAGTCAGCATGTCGCCGATGCAATGCAGCCCGGCCAAAGCGCGCGAAATGGCGCTGATGCTGCTGGAAAGCGCCGATGCGAGCGAGAGCGATGCAGTACTGATCGGCTTTGCTAGAGACGCACTCGATCTGGACGAGCGCGGCGCGGCGCAGCTGCTCCAGCAGTTTCGCCAGTATCGCGAGAAGCAACGCGGCACGGAGGCGAAAAGCGCATGAGCGACGATATCGACCTGGGCGCGTGCTGCGCCTGCCGGAAAGCCGGCCCCACCGTCCGCAACATCATGACGCTGCCGTTCCGATCGCCGACGCCGGGATTTGGCTGGGGCTGCTTTGTGTGCGGCCTGCCGAGCAATGGCGCGGTGGCGGTGCTCTGCGATGCCTGTTTGGAGTCGGGTGCGCCGATCGTAGACGTGTGCCACGGCTATCCGAAGGAGAATATGCGGATGGCGCGCGAGTCGTGTGTCGAAGCGTTCGACCACGATATGGCGCGACACGAAGGTGAAGAATGAACACGATTACCTGGTTCAACAGCAGCCCTGATTGCGGCGATCCCACATGCCTGTGCTCGTGGTGTGAGGAGTTGATCACGGAAGACGATGCGCCGGCGATTCGGCTCTTCGACAGGGACACGAACCGCGAGGCGCGGTTTCACCGCCGCTGTATCAACCCGGCGCTCTATGGATCGGGACTGCTGCCGGGAACCCACGGGATCGACGATGAGGTTGCGCTGTGACCGCCGATATTCGTCTCGCCTACGCCACGCCGCTGGGCCTGGCTGAGTATATCGGCGGATCCGGCCTCAATGGCGGATTTCCGCGCTACACGCTGCCGAACGGGAGAAAGCTCTGGCATGAAGAGGTCGTCGCGCTCAGCCGCCGGCGCAATCGACGCGGCCGGCGTGTGCCGGCGCGAGAGGAGAAGGGGGATGGAACACGACGCACAGTCCGCCGATGTGCTCATGAACGAGAACGCCGAACTACGCGCGGATCGGGCGCTTATCAGGGCCTATCTCAGCGAGGCGCGATCGGAGTTGAACGAGGCGCGGGCCCAAAGCGCGGCGCTCATCGAGGCCTGCGAGGCCCTCGCCGACTTCATCGAAACCTACACGCCCGACAGTCTGCTCGCCCGCGCGCAGCCGACGTTCTACAGCGTGTTTCGGGTCTATGGCAAGAACGCGCGGGCTGCCGTCGCGGCCGTGCGCCCCCAGGCCGATGCGCTGCTCTCTCGCATGGCCGATCTCAGCCGCCAGATCGGCGAGCAGAACACAACGATCGGCTATCAGGATGCGAAGCTCAGGCATGCTGAAGCCGATGCGGGATGGTTGCGCGGCCTGGTGCAGCGCGCGATCGCGCACCTCGACTCCTTTGGTGAGATCAGCACGCCGATCGCCGCAATGGCGGAAGACTTGGAGGTGAAACTTGGAAAGACCGGCGATGCCGGCGCGGCGCTGCTGGCCGAGCTGGAGGCGGCGCGGGCGGTGGTCGCGGCGGCGCGGCACTACCTCACCAGGGAGACAACGTGCCTGCCAATCGAGAAGGCGGATACGGATGCGATCGGCGCGCTGATTGAGGCGACTCGCGTCTATGACGAAATGAAAGCGAGGGACGCATGAAAATGACCGAGCTCCAATTCGCCGGCATGACGATCAGCCTCTCCACGCTCGGGCAGGTCGATCTGAGTGACAACGACCCTGAGATGCTCCAGAACCTCGCCTTCCTGCTCGAAGAAGCGAGCAAGAACGTCGCACGCGCAATCCAGGCGCTGAGCAAGGCGACCGACGCGCAGCAGCAGGCGCAAGCGGCGCGCTACGAGCGCGAGCACGGCGAACCGCCGTTTTGAATGATACAGAGGAGTTGCTTGCCATGATCCTCACCCAGATTACCGTCTCGTATGGCGGAACACAGAGCCTGCCCGAATATTCCAATTGCAAAGTCAACATCAGCCTCACCGCGACGATCGACCCCGACGATGATCCGGCGGACGCGGAGGCGGTGCTGTGGGCGCACGCGAAAGAATCGGCGCACGCCCAGATCGACGGCGCGTTGGAGGCCAATGACATTGCGGCGAAGTACAGCACGGAGCCGCGCTACCAGGTGATGCAGACCTACTGGAATCAGTGGGATCATCGGGGCGAAACCAAGCCGCCGCAGTACGTGATCATCCTGCCGAACACGATTGACCTCGATCGCGGCGCGTATGCGCAGAAGCTTGTCCATGCCAGTTCGCGTGGTGACAGTCGGAAGCTCCGCTACCAGCATGCGCTGCGTATCGCGACTGCCAAGCTGAACGAGGACGACGGCTATACCCTGATCGACTGTTCGAACGGCGATCTGACGCCGCTCAATCTGGCGATCGGAGCGATGGAAAGCAATGCTGAGGTCGCGCCGACGAACCTGTCGCCGTTTTGAAAAGAAAGGAACACGATGCAACCAACCCGCCAATCAGGCGATCAGCACTACAGCAAGCGCACGCCCCATAAGGTCAAGCGTGGCGTGGACGCGCCGGGCGCCAAGCTGAGCGAGTTTGAGATTGCGGAGATACGCGCGGCGTTCGACAGCGGCGCGACCAAAACCGATCTGGCGCGCGCGTATGGCGTCAGCCGGATCACGATCTGGCGCCATCTCAAGGCGCGCACGTAACACGCGAAATCGTGGCGCACGTGGAACAGCCGGCGAGATCGAACCATCCCGCCGGCCGATTGCAGACAGAGAGGAGTAATCTCTATGTCCACACAACCGATTGTACCACCAACACCCCCGCCCGAACGCCCGTTCGGCCCCGTGTGGCGCGTGTGCCTGGCCTGTGGCCTGACACTCACGATCGGCCTCATCGCCGCGCTGTGGCCGTTCCTGCAGGCGCTGGCGAGCGCGCTTGCGGCCTATCGCGGCCCTTTAGCTGTCGCGCTGCTGTTGTTCGCTGCGGCGCTGCTCATCGGCGTCGTGCGCGCGGTCTGGGCTTGGAGCTGGCGCATTGACGCCCACGCGCGCCAGGCGCGGGTCGTCAGGATGCAAAATGATCTGCCGATCTCGGTCGACGACGTGCATGCCGCCTTCGAGCAGCATGCTGCCTGGAGCTTGCACGATCACTACGCCGTAGAGCTCGCCGCGGCCCAGCGCCAGTTTCCACTGCTGACGAGTTATAACCAGCACCTGCATAACCAGTATGCGCCCGCCCAGTTGGCCGCGCCAGCCGAGACGGTCACGACGGTCGCGCAGATCCCAACGTTCGCGCAGCTGCTCGACCGTGGCCAGATCGGGCCGGGCCGGCAGCTCATCCTCGGCTACAACGCCGCCACTGGGCAGCCGATCACGGGCGCCTGGAAGGATCTCTATAGCTGTGGCGTCGGCGCGCTCCAGGGCGCAGGCAAGACCTGGCTGTTAGCGTTTCTGCTGGGCCAGAGCGCAGCGGCCGGCGGGCGGCTGATCATCTGCGATCTGCACGCCGGCGACGATGAGAGCCTGGCGAACCGGATCGGGGCGCTCGCGCCCGCCTTTATGTGCGATATCGCCAGCACGCCCAAGGAAATCGAAAGTGCGTTCGCCTTTGCCGATGACAAGCTCGAAAAGCGCAAGACCAACAGCGCGCGCTGGCCGATCGTGCTGGTGGCCGACGAGTGGACAAGCCTGCTACGCACATCGGCCGGATCGGCACTGCCCGCGCATATCCAAAATATCGCGGAGCAGGGCCGCAAGTTCAACGTGAATGGCATCCTCGCCGCGCAGGCCTGGACAAAGGCCGCCAGTAGCGATGTGCGCAACCAGCTGACCAGCCACTATGTCCTGCGCCAGCGACCCGAGGAGGCGCGCTATCAGCTCGGGCTCAGAGCCGAGCAGCTGCCCGACGATATCCGCGCACTGCCGGACGCGACCGGCTATCTGCTGAACGTGCAAGGCGATCTCATCAAGGTGGCGATCCCCCTGATGACCAGCGCCGATCTGGCGCGCTGCGGCGAGCTGATCCCCGGCCCGGCCGGATCGCCGCCCAAGTTCGGCTTTTTGGCTCCGACCGATCGGCTCCCGATCGCGCCGGCGGAACTCAAAAGGAACTCAGATGGAACTCAAAAGGAACTCAGAATCAATCTGAGTTCCAGCGCAGCACAATCCGCCAAACCCGTACCGGCCGAGGCTGCGCGCGCGGCGGCGCTGTTTTTCGAAGGAAAAGAGATCGCGGACATTATTCGCGAACTGCGCGGCGAACTGACTGGCCGTGCGCGCCAGCAGGCCAGTCTCGAGATTCAACAACTGATCAGAGAGGCGCTCCAGCAATGATCAACCGAACCACCATCCGCCTGTCCATCACGCGCGGCCAGCTCGCCATCGCCCGCATCCGCGCGTGGCTGGCGCAGCGCGATCCGCTCGCTGTGCTTGCCGCGCCCACGCTCCTGCTCGTCGCTATGGGCGCGCTCCTTCGCATCCTCCTGCTCCAAAGTACGCCGCGGATGGCTGCCCAGCCCACGCCGCCGCTGCCGATCATTATGATCGCGACGGCGCCGGCCGTGGCGCCGCCCACAGCTGCACCAGCCGCACAGGTAGCAGCGGTGGCGCCGAACACGCTCCGCCGCGCCGTGGTGGCCTATGACGCACCAGCGGGCAGTGTGCTGGGCGCGATTGAGCAGGGCCGCGCCTACCAGGTGCTGGCGCGCTATGGCGCGGACTGGCTCCAGGCTGAGGTTGCAGGATCGGGGATTGTTTGGCTCAGGGCTGATCAGGTGCTCGACTTGCCCGCCGATCTGGCCAATTTACAGCCGACCGCCGCGCCGCAGATTGTCTACGAGGTGGTCAATCAGCCCGTCCAGGCTGCCCAGGAGGCCGCGCCAGCCGCCGCACCGGAGATCGAGGCCGTGCCCACGCCCGCGCCGCCGCCCTCCCAGGTGCTGAGCGAGCGGGAGCGCAATATCCAGCAGCACTACGTGGAGATCCCGCCCCGCGCCCCGATGGAACAGGATAGCGTCACACAGGAATGGGCGCGCCAGCAGTGGGCGGCCGAACATCCGCAGCCCTAGCCGTGCTCCCTGGTTTCCCGAGCACGCCCCTGGCCACCGCTGGGGGCGTTTCGCTATCCCCACCACCCCAGCACATCCACGAAGCCGCGCGCGATCGGCCCGTTCTCTGTTTTGATCAGCAGCGTGCGCTGAGGACTGGCCGAGATCACGCCCGTCTCGTAGGCGCGCACATCCACCCCGAGTCCCGTAACCGTCAGCATCGCCGCCGCTTGCACGTTCGGATCGACGATCGGCCCGCACCGGAAGATGATCCCCGGCTCGGCGTCCAGTGCCAGGCGCACGTTCAGCGCGCTGGCCGGCGGAATGCCGAACGATGCCAGGTTGACCGTTACTGTGTTGTCAAATCCATCCTGGTCGACGAACACACGAATGCTGCCATTGGGCGCCCCATGGTAGGCGCCGCCATGCTGCACCTGCACGGCGCCTGGGACACGCGCCGGCGGGCCGGCGGGCCGGATACTCGATCCTTCCCACGATGACCAATACATCCAGCCGTCATGCGCAACATCCAGCCAGCCGCGCCCGGTTCCGGCGCCACTGATCGGGACATGCACGAGTGCGCCGTTTTTGAGGACGAAGATCGAGAAGTACAGCGGCCCGCCATCCTTTTTCGCGCAGCAGCCGAGGTGCCAGATGGACGCGCCGTCCAGCGCCCAATTCATGGTGGCGCCACCGTACGCCTCAATGGCTTGCGCCTGCGGCCCAGCAACGTCCGTTGTGCCGTCTTCGAGCTCCCAGCCATGCGGGAGTGTCAGCAATGATTCACTCATGTTGGCCTCACATCTCCTATGTTTTGCGCTTGACCTTAATCTGCCGCTGTACGCCCGCCGTCAGTTGCGCCAGCAGCGCCTCCAGTGTTGGGCGCGGCGTCTCCGGCTCGATCGCTAACGTATCGCTATCGACATCATAGGTCGCGCGCGAAAGCCGAAACACGCGGATGCGATCGATCGCCGTCGAAAGCGTCGGGGCAAGGTTGCGGATGATCACGGTATCGCCCGCCGCCACGCTCCACAGCGGCCAGCGGCTGCCGTTCGCGTCAAACACCTTGTCGATCACCACCTCCGACCTGGGCTTCGGGTCTTTCCCGTCGGCCAGCGCGCTAGATTGCTGTAAAAGGGCCTGCGTGGCGCTGGTGGTCGAGACACTGAGCGCCTGTCGACGGGTCACGCCGTAGCGCGCGATGCTGGTGGCGTCAGATGTCGAGGCGGTGCGCAGCGTGCGCCCGTTCGCGTCCTGGTACAGCCCGTAGATACTGTTCGACATCTGGTCGAGCAAGCGCTGGACATCGATCGCGCTGATGTCGATATACCACGTGCGCGCCGCGCTGCCCTGGCGCCGGAAGTACAGCCGCTGATTGTCCCTGACGCCCCACTCCCATTGAAAGCCTGCTGAGTCGCCGATGCCAGCCAGGTAGTCCATGATGTCGTTTGGGAACTGGTCTTCGTACACTTCATTTTGGAGATCCAGTCCGGGACTGGCGATCAGCGCCGTGCTTGCCGATAGTTGCGTGCTATTCAGCGTCGAAACCGCGCTGACAAGATCATCGGCGATCTCATCGGCCAGAATCTGAAAGCCCTGCACCGCATTGCCGATCACATACGCGCCGACAAAGGTGGCATTAAACTGCGTCGCGCTGCCGATCGACAGCACCGTCACGATCTCGCTCGGGTTGGCCCCGCTGTTGATCACCAGCTGCATGCCGACGTACATGCCCGCCGTCGCGCCGACAGTCGCGGTCACGTTCACGCCCGCGCCGCGGTTGGCCGTGAGCGTCGTATTGACCCGGTTGGTCGTCGCGCCCACCAGGCGGAGGTTGGTGATTTTGACATAGTTCGTCCCGGTCTCGCCGGCCGGCGCCCCGCCGGTGTTGCACAGCAGATCCAGCCCGGCGGTGGTCTGGCTGGCGAACGTGAGATGATAGGCGCGGTTCACGAGTGCAGCCGTTCCTACGGCGCTGGCCTGTGCCACGCCGCCGGTCAGCCCTAAGCTGATGTCGCCGCCGAACGTGACTGCGCGCCAGGTGAACGCCGCCGGTAAATTCTGCTCCAGGCTGAATTGCATCCCCAGTATCGCCTGGGTGCTGCCGTATGGCACGCTCATGAGCAGGCCTGCGGCCTTGTTCAGCGTGTACGTGTTGCCCTTGATCAGTGTGATGTAGAGTCGGTTGTTGGTATCGCGCTGCCAGCGCTCCGACTCGTTGTAGGCGACGCTGGTCGATCCGGTCGTGCCCTGGAACGCGCCGACCGATGTCGTTGACCAGAACGCGATATACGGCGTGTCGCTCAAGGCCCGCGCGTAGCCGAGGGCGGTCACGTTGACCCCGCCATCGGTCAACTCCACATCCTCCAGGCGACCCTCGTACATGACCCCGCTACTGGTGTCTGAGAAGCGCACGTGCGGCAGCCCCGTCCGATCGTAGAGCATGAAGCTCTCGGCCAGTGACAAGGGGATGAAGCCGTTACACTCGGCATAGCCGCGATCGTTCGTGGCGATCTGCGCACCCTGGATGCGGTTGCTGTAGTCGGCAACGATGCTGCCGCTCGCGCTGCTGTAGATGGCAAACTGAATCATTGGGGGGTTAAGTAGCTGCGATAGCGATTGACGTTCAGTGTCACATTCACAATCGCGTTTGCGGTGTTCGTAAAGCGCCAGAAGGTTCCGTTGGTCGCGACCCACAGCGCGTACACATTTGTCCCGACGGTCATAAACGGCAGGGCGCCGCGCCAACTGCCGGGCGCGGTGCCGGCTGTGCCGCCGGCATAAACCTGTGGGGCGCGATCGATGGTCGGGCGAAAGATCGCGTCCAGTGTGGCCGCGCCGGCGGTCGCCAGATTCGCGAGGTTGATGTCATCGTGGGCGATGATATTGACCGTCTCATCGCGCAAGTTGACCAGGATGAGATAGTCGATGTCGAGTGTGCTCGCGGCCGCGCTTGCCGTGATCGTGAGGGTGACATTGGCGATCGCCGAGCCAACCACGGTGCCGAGCATGACCAGGCGCGGCTGAACCGTCGATGCGTCGATCAGCACATCCGGGGTGGAGACCGCGCCGACAACCCCTGAGAGGTTGGCGTGCAGCATATAGGTGGTCGCGCCATTGTTGCGCACCGCTGCAATGACGGCGATCGGGCTGCCGCCGATCGGCGTCAGGCCCGTAATCGTGCCGGATGTCACGGCCGTGGTGACTGCCGGCGTAAAGCGCAGCACCGACCCGCCGCGCGCCAATGCCGCCGCGTCAGCCACACTGGTGTAGCTGGCAGCCGTGCCCGTTTCAGCCTCTAGCACCTGCACATCGCTAGACTGGCTACCAACACACAGGTAGCCGGCTTTGATAATCGGTGTGTTCACCTTGGTGAACCCGCCGATCTCCACATCAAGCGGGCTGTTCGTCGGGTGGGTTGCGCCGAAGGTTTGGGTGATCACGGTGCAATTCGCCGCCGCGCCGCTGGCGCCGGTGTTGTCGGACGCGCCTGTCCATCCGCCGCGCCGGAGGCACAGCACCTTGATCCCGTAGATCTCAAACAGCATGCCGGCGTCATTCACGCTCTCGGGCAGATCGACGCCGTTCAGCTGATTGTCGCCCACCCGCCCGAGTACGATCGCCTGCATCGGCGTGGCGTTGCTGTGGATCGTGCTGCCTTGCGGGACATACTTGAGCAGCACCGGGTTGATCTGCTCATTCCTGAGCCACCAGCGTTCCGCCTTGTCGAGCAACCTCGCCAGTGTATCCAGGCGTGACCAGCACAGCGCGGCTGTGGTGTCGCGGATGTTGATCAGGATGTCCTCTTGGACATCGGCGTACGGCCCGCGCCCGCCCAGCTGACTGGTGCGAATGCCGGCGACGGATGGCGACCACCGATCGCGCACGGGCGGGTAGTTGGTCACGCCGCCCGCGCCGTCCGCGAATGTGACGGTATCCGTACCGTCGGTCATGACCAGGTAAGGGAATGCCTGAACCGCCATGCTAGTTTCCCGTTCGTATGCGCGCGAATGATTGCTGCCCGCTGCTATTTAAGGTATCTTCGACCGTCGCCTTGATCAGCTTCGCCATCGCGCCGGCGTCAAACACGATCCTGACCGTCGTGCCGCCGCCCCCGCCGCCGACGCTCTGTATTCCTGCGCTCGCGCGCCCGCGCGACTGCCGGCCCGCCGACTGTCCGACCGGCTCGGGGTGGATCGGCTCCGGCGGCGGCTCGCTCGATCCGCCACCGCCCCCTCCGGATCCGCCGCCGCCACCACCGCCGCCGGCCCAGCTGGGGATCTTGATGTTGCTGATTTTTGTCGCTAATGTCTCCAGCCAATCCACCACGCCGGAGATATTGCTGAGCAGATCACTAAAATAGCCGACCAGCGGCGTAATCTTCTGCCCTAACCAGTCTAATGCCGGCGCCGCGACATCATAAATCTTCTTCCCGATCGCATCGAGGATCGGGATGATGTTTTTATCAATGTAGCCCCAGATTTTTTCAAGCGCCGGGATAACGGTGTTGGTTATTGTGCCGGCGATCAGCTTAAAGGCGACCACCAGCGTAGCGTTAATCACATCGCCAATCGCCTTCAATATCGGCAGCACCTTCGTGTCGATGAATTCCCACACGGCGCGCAGCGCCGGCAGCAGCGTATTGTTCCACAGGTCGGACAGCGCGCGGATCGCCGGCGGCAGATTGTCTTTGATCCAGACGATCAGCTGCGCCAGGATCGGAATGATATTGTCGCGCACGAACAGCCATATCTTCTGGAGCGCCGGCCAGAGCACATTGACCCACAGCGCGGCCAAAATCTTGATGTCAGCCTTGAGGACAGCAAAGGCCACATTGACCAGAGTCTCAACGATCGGGATCACATTGTCCTGAATGAACTGCCACACCTGATCGAGCGCCGGCAGCAGGCTGTCGTTAAACCATCCGGTCACGCCCGCGATCGCGTCGGACAGGCCGCCGCTTTCGGTTGTGGCCTTGCTGAACCAGCCAATGACATCATTGACCGCCTTGGTCGCGATATCGATGCCAGCCGGAAGATTGTCGCCGATCCATTTCGCCACGGTCTCGATCGCCGGCGCGACGTAGGTGTTGAGCAGGCCGCCCAGCTTATCCAGCAGCGGCAGCGCGGCGGTGGCCAAATTCTCGGCCACTTCGCCCATGCGGGCCTTGAATTGCACCGTACCGCCAGCGGCGTCCGCCGCGGCCTTGGCGCTGCCGGCGTAGGTGCTATTCAGCTGATCCATCAGGAACTTTTGTGCGCCCGCCGTGTCGCCGGTCTTTTTGAACGCCTCCAGGGTCTGCTTCTGGCTATCGGTGAGCACAATCCCTTCTTTGGCCAGCTTGTTCGCGGCGTCGAAGGGCTTTTGCAAGGCGCGGCCTAAGAACTCGGCCGCGGCGGCCGGGTCTTTGCCCAGGCTCTGCGCCATATCCACCGACAGCTTGGTCACGCCGGGGATGATGCCCTTCAGCTCTTTGTACTTCAGCAGCACATTCTCGGCGCCCTGGATCTGATCATCGCCAAACAGACTCTGCCCAGCCGCGTCGGAGAGGGAGGTCGCCAGATCCGTTACCTGCTGCGCGCTCATGCCGGCCGCGCCGCCGGTGTTCTTGATGATCGTCTCGGTCTGGGCCATGAGCTGCTGGGTGTCGCGCGCGGCGCTGAACCCCTCACTCACAAACGCGCCCACCTGCTGGGTGATCTGGCCGACCACATTTGCCAGCAGGAATCCGGATGCGGCCTGGAGCATACCGCCAAAAAAGCCGGTGCCCGACTCCTTGGCGCTGTCGGACGCTTTCTCGACATCGCCAATATCGTCGGCGACCTGTTTGGTCACGCCGGCGACCTCGTCCTCGCCTTTGAATGTGATGCTGAGGGTTGCGATGGCGGTTAGTCCTCGTCGTCAAATTCAAGCGTCTGCAGCTGCTGATACCGGCGGCGCACGCTATCTGCCGCCTTCTGGCGTAACACCCAAAGCGCCGGCTCCTCGTCCGCCTCGCTCGGGCGGCAGCGCCAGCGCTCTGCTAACACAATTGTCTGGAGCCAGTCCGGCCCCAGCTCTACGTTGTTTTGCGCGTACGCCGCGTGGAGCTGGAGCCATGCCCGTTTGGGACGGCTGACTTCTCGCGCCGATCCATCTCGCCGATGATCAGCAGCATCTCATCCAGGGTCAGTTCGTCCACCTCATCCGCAGACCAGCCGTCCAGCGCGCCGGACAAGGCCAGCGCCAGATCGCCCATGTCGGCGTCCTGGCCGGCCTGCTTCACCCGCTGAAACGCCCGCAGGTGCTTGAGGCGCATCTTTTCGATCGGGCGCACGGTCAGCTGCTTGTGCGCCAGGATCGAGTCCTCAGGCACATCGATCGTGAGCATGTTCGCCATTACTGAATCTCCTACGGCAGCGGGGTCACGTCGATAACATTGGTTATTTTGCCTGCATTGCCCGCCGTGCTGTTATAGCGGCTCCGGAATTTGAACACCCGTATATCGTTGCCCTCATTGCTGGCCAGCGGCCCAGGGTTGAGCAGCTTGACTGGCAGATCGATCATGCACTTGTAGGTGTTGTACAAGGTGCCGGGCGTGGTGGTGGCGTCGCCGGTCAAGTCGATCCGCATGAGTTTGGGGGTCTGGTTGCGAAAGTCGAGCATGGCGCCGGTATTGCCGTCGGCGGCCGTGTCGTTCAGATAGGTCAGCTCGCCGCTGATCTTCTTGTCGGTGAAGGAGGGGTAGGCGTAGTACAAATTGCCGTCCATCGTAAAGACCGGTTTCCAGAACAGCTCGATCAGCACCTTGAACGCGATGAGCGTATTGCTGATCTGGGTCGTGCCGTAGGCGCCGCTGACGATGTCCATCCACAGCTTCCCGCGCTGGCATGGAAACTCGCCGATCGCGGGCACCGTCGCCGCCGCAAAGCCGCCGCCGAGCCTGGCGACTTGCCGTCCCATCATCGTGCCGCTCATCCGGCAGGTCTGACCCATCGCGCCCGAAATCTGAATCTTCGTGCAGACGGAATACTCCATCCGCTCAACTTCAAAATCGTCGCCGCCCTCGATCGTCAGCGTCTGGGTGGTTGGCTTGGCAGTGGTCGGGAAGTTGGTCACGTAGATTTTGCCCGATCCTACGCCGTCCGCCGATCCGACCTTTAGGCCGCCCGCGCCGGCGTAGAGCAGGTACTGCAATTGCGCGGATGTCAGGGGCGTCTCACCCAGCTCGAGCATGGCCAGCAGCTCGACGATCGCCGTACGATCGGCGGCGTCGATAATGCCTGTCCACTCCTCGATCTCCTCGATCTTGCGCTGATCGTCCAGAAACGACGCCGCGCCGCGCCAGCGGGTGGTGGCCGCGACCGGCGTGCCCGGCGTGACCTCCTGGCCAAACTGTACCCGTGCGAGTTTGGTAATGCCGACGGCCATTAGCTACCTGCCTTCTCGTAGAGACCCGATGCCAAGATCGCTTTGCGAATATCTGCGGCGCTCTCGGATGGCTGATCCTCTGTCGCCGCGCGCGCCGATCGCTCGACCAGATCCTGCACAAGCGCGCTCCACTCATCGACCGTCAGATCGCGCGCCGGCACATCGGGCAGCGTTGCGCCGGCGCCGATATAGCGCAGCGCGAGCGGCGACGTCTCAGGTGTTGTCTTCTTTGGTTCGGCCTTTGGCGTATCGCTCATGCAATCCTCAGTTCATCGTGACCACGGGCTTTTCCACCACCGGCAGCAGCACCCGCAGGCCAAAGTAGTCATTGCCGGCCCACTCCAGCGGCCCGATCTGGTAGGTGAACAGCGTCGGACTCTTGCCGTCGCCAATGTGCGTGACATTGCTCGAGAGCGTGATGTCGGCCACCAGCGCGCGAAAGACCGCCTCCGGCCATGGGATCGCGCGGCTGTGCAGCTCGTTCAGCGGCGTCGCCCGCGCCCCCAGAAACACCCAGATCGCGATCGTGTAGTCGTGCTCGGCCAGCCCGGTTCCCCCGCCGGCCGCTTCCGTCGCCCAGACGTGCGCGACCCCCGGCGCGAGCGCCATCACGATACATGGGAACTCGCCGAGGCTGGTCGCCTCTTTCGGGTCGGCATAGACCTTGACCGGCGCGCTCGGGCTGGCGATTGTGAGCAGCCGCGTGCGCAGCAGCGCGAGCGTGTTGGCGATGGTCACGATCTATGCTTTCGCCGGTACATATTCCGGCCAATGCCACGTTGCTGGCGCGCCGCCCTGATTGTATATAGCGGTCGTTGTGAACGGCGGCGCTCCGACCGGAAACACCGTTAGCGCCTGCTGTATCGGCGGATCGTCGATTGCTGGCTCGATAATGCGATACTCGGGATCGGTGATCAGCGCCGGCACATGCTGATCGCCGTACACGAAATGTACCACCCGCCCGATACTTGGCACTTGCTCTGTCATTACATGACCACCTGTCGTGTGTACGGTCGGAACGCCTGCTTGAGATGCTGCGGCCACGTGCCCGGAATAATCAGCACCCCCAAATCGGGTATCGCGGTCGACTCGGTCGGCGCTGACCTTTTCTGATAGGCCCACCAGCACAGCCCGCGCATGGCCCACTCGAAGTCCAGCGGCAGCGCGGCCAGATTGGCGTAGCCGCCGCTGTAGCTGACGCGCATCTCGACCCGCGCGCCGCGATAGGCCAGCAGGTTGCTGTTCACGTTGCGCAGCACGCACCCGAACGTGTTCTGCTCCACATCCAGATTCGCCGCCTGTAGGGCTGACCAATTACTGCTCTTGCCGAGTCGCCAGTCGGCGGCGGTGGGCGCGCTCATCGTCGGCACCGGCGGGTAGCAGGTGATAATCCCGTCGTAGTCGATCTGCGCGCGCAGCACCTCCTGGGTGTAGGTCGCGAGGCTGAAGTTTTGGCTACAGTACACGTCGATCGCGCGGCTCATGGCCGTGACCAGGCTGGCCATGACCGCGGCTTCGTTCACCGGGTCGGTCGCTGTGCCGGCGCTGTTGCCGTAAGCAAACACGCTCGCCGGAAGTGTATAGTCAAACGCCATCGCACACCCTAGACGGTATGGAAGCCGGCCGCCTCGGCCGCTGCGACCTGCGACATGGGCACCTCGACCGCGCCGCCCGTCACGGGATACGAGTCCGTGCCGATCGTCAGCGTGTAGTCGTTTGTATCGGTCGCGTGCTGCATCTTGACCATCGGGTCGCCGGACGTGCGCTCGAGTCGCACGACCCCCGCCTTGCCGATGTTCGGGTCGTCTTTGCCGCGATCTGCCATTGGAGAAGCCCTCCTGTGCGATACCTAGCCCTGATACCCCGCCTGTCTCGCATCGTCGGCGTGCCAGGGCGGCACGTCGACCACGCCTTCCACCACCTGATAGGCGCTGTTGCCGATCTTGAGCTCGCCACTAAACGGCGCGCCGCCTTTTGCGACCGCGCGCCGCGTCAGGCGCACCATCTTGCGCGGCGCATCGGGCATGTTCGTGGTCTCGCGCTCATCGTGGGGCGCAGGCGCTTGCTCGGCCTCCGGAGCAACCTCGAGCGCGTGCTCGACCTCCGTAACGGTCGTCTTCGGTCGATCGCTCATGGCAGAAGCCCTCCTGTAGCGTCATCGTACACGGTTTTGCGCGTCTTTTCGCGCAGTAGAAAGCCAAATCATCCGTTCGCTATGTTGGTGATCGTGCCGAGTGCAAACGGCGCGTACACCTTCAGCACCTCTTCGGCGTACACGCCGGTGGCGTTGGCCCTGGTCACGATCGGCCAGGGGATCTGATAGTAATCCCTGCGGCACTGCACTTGCGCGACCTGGGGCACGTTCGCGGCCTGGTAGAACGCCGGGAGGTTGTTGCACCAGAAGAGGATCGTCCCGGCCGGCAGCGTCGGGTGGAGCTTGATGGGCACGACGTTCCCGCCGTCCAGCGTGTAGGGGTTCATGTAGTAGCCGACCACCGCGCCGGCGGTAAACGACACCGCGTTGCTCTGCGCGTCGATGTTGAAGCGCACCATGGGATTACTGCCGGAGATAAAACACTTGTTGAAGATGTTGGTCAGCTCCTGGCTATTGACATAGATCACCTCGGGGCTGATGCGGTAGCTGTCCCAAAATGACTTCAGCGCCGTGTCGATCTCGCTGACGGTGCCGCGCCCGCTGGCGGTCAGCGGCGTGCCGGTACCGGCGGTGCCAGTAGCCAGCGCGCGGTAGTAGGCGGTCGAGCTGTTCCAGGCCGCATAGAGCAGGCCGTTGAATCCGGTCGCGTTCTGGCTGTAATCGGTGCCGGTCGAGGTCACGGCGCTGTAGAGCTGCCCGGTGCCAAGCAAGGGCGCCGAGAATGCCACGCTGTTGATGGTCGTGATCGCCTCCAAGCGCTCTGCGCCGGCGGTGCCGACGTACCAGGCGTAGGCCACCGCGCCCTTGATCGCCGTGGTGTTCAAGAACAAGGTCTGGCCGAGGGTCACGGCCTGGGTCTTGTTTGCGCTGGTGATGCTTGACCCGCCATTCACCGTGTAGGTCAGCCCGTCCATGCCGGTGACCGTGAGTAGCCGCGCGATGCCGCCCGCGATCGTCGCCAGCTGGTAGCCGAAGTAGGTCAAGGCGAACACGTAGGCGCTGTAGGTGGTCGGCGCGCCGGGCAGCGTGCCGCCCGAGCCTGAGGCGCTGCTGGTGGGCGTAGCCGGCGTGCCCAAAGCAACGCTCAAATTCCCGCCCAGGATCGCGTGCTCCTCCATGATCATCGCCTGGTTGAGCAGCCTGGCGCCGGCGGTCGACATCACGTCCTCAAAGCCCATGCCCGCCGACTGCGCCTCAAAGGTCACATCGGTTTCGAGCCCGATCGTCTTGTAGGATGCACTCTGCTGGCTGGTGGTGACGCTCATGCGCCCGGCCCGTTGCCCCTCCGGCACCCACGGCAAGAGTCCCGCGATACTATTTCCCGCGATTGCGTCCACCTGCACCCAGTGCGCGGCGTCGCCCGCGCCGGCCCCGCGCGTTGACCGTGGGATGACGTTGCGGATCGGGGTCAGCACCGGGTAGAGGTTCTTGGCCGGCGCCTCCAGGTCGTAGGCGATCAGGTTGCTAGCGACGGTGATGGTTCCCGTGGCCTTCCGCAGATCGTCGGGGGTGCCGCTGGCGCCCACGCCGGTGCCGCTCACGATCTTGTTGATGCCAAGGATGGTTTCAGCGGTCACGTCGCGGCCGCTCTGGTCGATGATGGTCATGGACATGGCTCCTTTCGAGCGGTCGCGCTAGTCCTGATACTGCGCCTTTAAGAGTGTGTACTGATCGTCGTAGAGCTTGGCTAAGCTCGGGTTGGCAGCCGTGCGGGCCATGCGCTGCAAATTGTTCAGCTGCTCTCTGACCAGCACGCTCATGGCCGGCTTCGTGTCTGTGGGCGGCGTCTGCCCGGTGATCTGTTTCTGGATGGGCGCCCGGATGACCGGGCCGCCCGCGGCCGGCTGGCGCTCGATCGCCGTCAGGCGGTCGTTGATGTTCAGCACCGCGCCCGCGATCGGGGTGACCGCCTTGGTGAACTCGGCCCCGATCGCCGCCGTCATGCTCATCTCGTCGCCATCGGCCATCGCGATCATGGCCTTCTGGGCCTTGGTCGACCCGGCGGTTGCCATCATTTGGAGCAAGGTTTTGACGGTGTTCTCCATCGCGGCCAGATTGGCGCCGGAGAACTTGCGCCCGGCCTTGCGGAGACCCGCCAGCCGTGCGGCGTACTGCACTGCGGCGACGGGCGCGTCGCCCTCGGCCTGCGCCTCCTGCGGCGGCTCGGTCGCCTCCTCCTCGGGGCTGCCCTCCGGCGCGCTCGCCTCGCCGGTCGCCTGCTGAATGAGTTGGATCGCCTGTGTCAGCATCGCCGCGCCGTCCATATCGCCGGCTAATTCCAGCTCGTTGCGCGCGACCTGAATCATGCCGACGATCTTGGCCGGGTCGGTCGCCGCCTTGCTGAGCGCCTGTCCGGCCAACGCCTTGATTGCCGTGATGGTCGCCGCGTCCAATGCCGGCGACGCGGGGGTTTCCGTGGGATTTTCACCCGGCATAGCATCCTCCCGTTTGAAGAGTAAGATTCGCGCGTCCGGATTCGCCGGGCGGTCGACAAGTGATATTTCAGTGAGGGCTAATTCCAGAATGCGGCGGATGTAGGTGCCGTCGGACAACTTTTCGAGCACCGCCTTGATGATTTTGCCGCCGATCGAGAAGCCGCGATACACGCCGGCCTTGACCTTCGTCCACGCATCGTCGTCGACGACCTTGACGACCAGGTGCAGCTTGCCATCCAGGACGGCGGCGGAGATCGCCGTGCCCACGGCGCTATTCGCGTGCATTTCCCGGATATTAGAATATTCGAGATAGTCCGGCAGCGCCGCTTCGATCGCGCGGGCGTCCACAATATCGCCGGCGTAGGCATAGCCTTCCCAAACGCCGGGCTGACTGTCGATCGTCTCGGTCGAGGCGATGCCTTCGACGATGCGCTGATCGGCCTTGGTGATGTCGAGATACAGATTCATTGGCAATAAAAAAAGCGCTCCACCTCCAAAGAGGTAAAGCGCCGGGCGTTCAAACGAACGGAAGGCGATATGTCAGGGTCGCCGCGCGGGTGACTTGTTCACTATCCCATCAGAGTCGAGGAGCGCGAACGCCGCGCGGCTATGCATCTATAGTATCACGATTGTCAAACGACTGCCTACTATGCGCTCTCGGCATCCAGCCATACCCCTCGAACGCCGCTTGCTCGATCGCGCACACGAGCGCGAGACAGGCCCGGCGCAGCAGCAGCAGCGTTTGGAGTGACAGTCTCACGAATCCCCCCACGCGGCGCCGTTGACCTTGATATAGGCTAATGCCTCGTTATTGCTCTGCTGAATCGTCGCGCCCACGCCGCCGAACAGGATGAAGCGCATTTGATTCACGGCGCCAATACTCATCAGCACGATCGTGCTGGGGATCGTGCCGAAGGTCTGGCTTGATGTGGTGGATTTTATCTGCGTCACACTTACACCCAGCGCAGTGGCTAAGAGCTGGCGTAGACCGGCCGTCGTCAGATCGGCGTCGTTGAATTGCGACCGCATGATCGTCGCATTGCCGTCTAATCGCCCGCGCCAGTGCATCAGCTCGGCCGTGGACGGGTGCATCGGCGGCCCGATCTGCGAGAGCGTGGCGCGGAATGCATCTTTCTGCGCCTGGGTCAGCGCGATATTCTCCGCGCCGAGATACAGACTTGTTGTCATTATTACACCGTCGCCGCGCTCAGCACTTCCGCGGCGGAGAGCGCGCGGGCGACCACCGCTGCATGCGCCAGGAAGCCGTTCCAAACTTGCGCGGCCGCGCCGGTGTTGAGACTGCCGAGCAAGGTTTGCGTGCTGCTGAGCGCCCCGACGAACGTGCCCAGCCCGGTCGAGATGGGCGTGATCGCCGTGCCGTTCACGTAAAAGATCATCTGATCGCCGCTCTTGTTCCAGGTCAATGCGACGTGAAACCAGCCGGCTGGTGAGAATGTGGTCTTTGCAGCGCCCAGCGATGTGCCGCCGGCCACGTACAAACAGTCGATCTCATTGCTGGCGGTCGGCTTGAAGATGCCGATCCGGTTGCTCGCATCGACCTGGAACAAGATCACACGCCGGGTCACGCCGTCTGTCCACACGCCCGCGCTCTGCACCTTGCACCAGCAGAGAAACGATCCTTGCTGCCCGTTGAACGCGCCGGCGAGGCTTGCGCCGTAGACGTTGTTGTAGCTGGTCACGCCGTCGAAGGCCGGACATGTGCGCCCGTCGCCGATGCCGATCTGCCCGAGGGTCACGCCGGTGTACGCGCCGTTGCGACCGTTGCCTGAGGCGTCCAGCGCCACGCTGCCCGACGGCTCGCTCATCGGCCAGTAGGCGATCGGCCCCATGGCCTTGATCTTGTCGATGTAGAACCCGGTCACATTCAGCGCGAACGTCCCATCGCCCTGTGAAACAGTCTTGATCGGCACGATGCCCGCTTGTCCAGGGAGAAGGATCGGCATGGCCTAGCTCCCACTCGCAAGTAAGGCGTAGGTGCCGTCACCCTGGCTGACCACCTGCACCTTGATCGGCCCGGTCGCGCCGGGCAAAAACACCGACGTGCCCGCGCCGGCGGTGGTGGTAATTTTCAGGGCGTAGGTGCCGTCCAGCTGGTCGACCGCCTTGATCTTGGTCGGCCCGCTCACGCCGGGCAAGAAGATATAGGTATCCGCCATTAGCCGCCTGCTTTGCTATCGATCGCGTCGGCGATCTGCTGTAACGCCTGGTCATAGATCCGCTCAGTATCGAGCGCGTGGTCATCCACGATCTGCTGATCGGTCGCCCACCGCCCGGCGTGGATCGTCGCCTGGTCTTTCGCGCCCTGCACCTCCGGGCTATACGGCGTCGGGTTATCCAGCGACCCCTCAAAGCCGCTTGAGAGCGTGACCCACTGCGGCTGCGCGTCTGTCCAGCCGCTGCCCAGGTCGCCGGTTCTGATGTAGCGCTGGCCGCTCAACTCGGGCGGGTAGTTGGTCAGGCTCGGCACAAGGTTCAGCAGCGCCTGGTCGGTCGCATCGTGCAAGATCGGCTCGGCGATGTCGGGGTACTGCGCCAGCGCCGCGAGGAGCGGCTCGATATTTTGAATGGTGATATCGAAGCTCAAACTTCCACCACCCCCGCGCGAAAGCGCCCGTCTCTGATCTGCACCCAGCGCACGCGGTAGAGCGCGCCCTGAAACATCAGCTTTTGATGCTTGCGGTAGCAGCTCACGACACTCGCGTAGTCCACCGTGCCATAGGCGCCGGTGATCACCTGCTCGCCCGACCTAGGCTGGCGCTCCTGCTGTTTGCGCGCAATCACCCGATCGAGCGCGCGCAGCAGCGCATCGTCGCTCATGGCGTAACCTCGCCGGGTGCTGCCGGCGCGGCCGCGCCGGGTGGTGGTGGGGGCGCAGCGCCCGGCGCCGGCCCATCCAGGTCGGGGTAGCGCCGGCGTCGGCTCTCGTCGGCGGTGATCACCCCGGCCGCGATGTC